CTTGAGTAGAACTGCGATCATCGTCCAAAGTTTGTTGATAAGCCAAAGGTGTTTTCTCAGCCCATCGGCTAATTGTTTGAAAATCGATTTCATCGCCAACGCAAAGGACACTATCAAATCTCTCCCTCTTTGCTAACTTAATGACATTCTTAACTGCTACTTCATGATGGTATGGAATCTGTAAATCAGAAATTACCAAGTAACGCTTAATTAGTCGTCATCCTCATCTGGAGTTGGAATAGTTGGGATTATTCCTTTATCGCCTACGATCCAGTCAGGCATTGAATCAGGACTATCCATTAGATAAAGCGCAACAGACTCAGAAAATCCAGCCTTGCGTGCAGCTTTAAACATCTCATGTTTTGCTATATACCATTGATCTAATTTTGATAATGGTTCAGGAGTGTGGCGAACTCGACGACGATTGACTTTTTTTCGTGTGGTTCGCTTTCGTGTGTTCGCCATAAAAGAAATTATGACTTACTAATAATTACAAACAAATCATCGACACGCTTCTCAAGTCGATTTAATTGATCCTTCATAGATGACCCTGAGTTTGGCTTTAACTCTGAAAGGTAGGATTTAATAACCCATCGCAGAGCCAGCAATAAAGCGGTCGCGATACTGCAAACGCCAACGCCAAATGCGACCCATTCGTTTGGACTCATTTTTCGGACAATCCATAATCGACCTCTTTACCGGATGTTGGATCTACTGCTTTAACAATTGGAGCGACAATAGCACCAAGTAATGTTGCATAGGCTGGATGAATGTCAGCCACTATCGCTAGAGCAACAGTAATTCCACTAGCTGCCACAGCTCTCAAATATGACTTAATTGCTGCTTTGTGTTTTTTGGTCAGTTTCATTAATTGCCTTTCAGTAGTGGGATGTCGAACTTCTCGCCTGTTTGGTTTGGCTTGAAAGAAACATGAATGTGCTTATGATGTGGGTTGATACCTGTGTATTTTTTGAACTTCCAAAATGATTTAGCACTAGCAATTTTGCCAGCATGGATCACATAATAAATACGCTTATCCTTTTTTGCTGCGAGTCGAATCTGATCTGCCAAATCGAAACTAAGCCCTTCTTGGTCAGATAGGCGAGCGTCAATGTCGATGGCACATACTTCACCCTGTTCATTGGGGTTGTGCTGACTGACTCTGGCTGAATGGCGAGCATCACCAATCCATCCATCAGCTGTGCGCTTGCGATCAGGGAAGCAGTCATTTACCTGATCCCTAAAAGTTTCAGCAGCTTTAGATAACCAAGGCTTCATTAGCCAAGTAAAAGTTTTGCTTCGTCAGCGGTTAAACCTAAACGATCAAGGATTGCTTGGCGTGCTGTTTCTTTTGCTTCGGCTTCGGCTTGTTTCAGCTGATAATCTGCTTGATCTGCCTCATACTGAGCAAATTCAGCATCCGTCATTTCTCTATCAATAACTTCATCAGTTTCAATGTTGTGTATTCTTATAATTGGTTTGCTCATTATTTGACTCCATAAAGTAAAACTGTTCCAGTAGATAAATCTCCGCCACTATTACTAAATACTAAAGATGAAATTGCGGTATTTGCATTGTAAGCGCCAGTTCCTTCAAAAACAAATCCTACCGCACCTGTTAAATACCTACCATAATGTGTAATTGCTTTGTAATGTGATGTATTTGCATAATTAGCAAATGTTACACAAAATACATTATTTGCATCAGTTCGCGTAAAAGTTCTTCCACTCAGTTTGTAATATGTACTTTGTTCACCTATTGTATAATCTCCGTTAGTATTATCCCAACCATTTATTCTGTATAAACTGCCATTTGTTGAACCATTTGGTGCTATTCTAAAATCACCATTTCCTGTTGCGTTTGTAACTCCATAAATAATCGCAAACAGATTATTATATGAAGCACTAATTCCTGAAATTGTTGTTGTTGCGCCAGTTAAAGAAGTTGTAGATAATAAAGTCATACCACCAGCTGATAAATCAACCCAAGTATAATCCAAATCAGTATTTGAATTTTTTGTAAGATATTGTCCGCTTGTTCCACCTTTTAGATCAACTAAAGATGTGTCAACATTTCCTGCAAAAGTTCTAATTGCAGCAGCACCATCTTTGACTAGATCGGTGTCGGCTGGTGTTGTCCAGCCAAAGTTAGTAGTAGTTGGCATTTTATCCTTTTCCTATGAGATTATTGTAGCGTATTCCCAAGTTAAATTTGGGTCGATTGTGTTCCATGCCTCTGTGGCTGGGGTTGTATTCCAACGCATAGCCACTTGGCTAAATGCAACTGGTGAAACATTTATTGTGAGAAACAGTTCATTGAAGCGAGTACTCCAAGACCAGCCCTCAACATAACCTTCAAATGCCCCACCTGAGATTTGGCTCGGTAGGTTTTGAATATGAACTGGCATTCCCATAAATACAGCTAGTAGATCATCCCGATCTGCGTTATCAATTTCAGAATTAGTGATTGGGAATGTGATCGATTGGAATGCTGGGATTGGATAAGCTCTTTGGGCTATGTATCGGTCGGCAATAGCCTGAGCATCGACAGCGCCTTGAACCCTAGAGTTAATACTTTCAGATTTGTAGCCGTATAGGGCAATTGAATCTGTATCGATAGCGGTTACCTGTGAATTGTAATTGTTGCCATAATTGATAAAAATATCATTTCGAACATCTGCTGATCTCATTACAGTAGATAATCCAGCACCTAACGCATGACGAGCATCTAATTCAACATAACCATTTGTTAATAAATAATTTTGCCTATGGTCTGCATCTGCATAACCGATATTGCCTTGATTGTCCTCATAAATATATCCAAATGCTGAATTAGCAATATCTGAAATAATGTTGTAAATCGTATCGGTAACAGTAGATTGAGCGGTCATAGTATACAGACCAGGTTGATCAATAGATCCAAGTCCTAAATTAACTGCATTTTCCCAAGTTTCAGTTGCATCATAAGTTGCCCAAGTCGAAGCTGATGGCACATCATTCCAAGTTCCAAGTAATACGCTAGACAAAATTCCATAGATTTGATCGCCATCTTCATCTTGCGAAATGTTGTCATCCCAAATTTCTTTGGTTAATTTAGTTAAAGATCCCATAGCCAAAAGAGTATATTCGATAACCGTGGCTGATGCTCCGGTAGCACCCACTTGAACAGTTACATCTGTAACATCTCCACCAAATAAACTTACATAAGATCCAGTTGAGTCTTTTACTTGCAAATCAAAAGAATCATTTATGTCAAAAGGTAATGTTTGGCCAGATAAAGCAACTAGCGTAATTTGCATATAAGATGGAAGTGGCTGTTGATAAATATCTGTGCGACCTGCTTGATGCTGAATATCGCTTATTGCTATGTCAGTATAATCGACCCCACCGACAGTTAATTTCCAGTCTGGTGTAAATACTGTCATTATCTATCCCTTAATGCGCTGACACTTCTAGCAGATTGAGCATTTAAGGTTTTAGCAACAGCTCTTGCAGCACCTTCGCCATCAATTGCGTTAATTGTTATATTGTTAATTTGACCCATACCGCGACCGCCAAAAGTTGATCCGCTTGGAGTTGGTATATTTTCAAATCCCGATCTAGCAGATGGCGCTGGATTAGGTAATTGTCCTAGATTTAATCCTGGAATTAGATTTAATACTTTTGCCAATTCATTTGCTAAAGATACGACTAGACCAATTGCTTCTCTAATAAAAGTAATAAATCCTTGAACGATCCCGATAACTCCTGCAATCGCTTTTCCAAAACTTTCAGCATCTTTTTGAGTTTGAGTAAATCCTGAACTTAATCCATTTTCTCCAGTTAATCCTGCAATAAAAGCATTAAGGCTTGGAATGCCGGTTTCGTTTAAGAATCCAATAAACTTCTCAATCTCAGGTAATAAGGCTGTGCCAAGTGATTCTTTAGCTTCATCAAATCCTACTTTTAGGCGATCGATCTTGCCTTGAAATGTGTCAGCGTTTTCAGCTGCCGCGCCACCATAAAGATCAGCAAGTTTTTGTTGCACCTCTGTAAATGTAAGAGTTGATAATTCAGCCTTTGATAAGCCAAGACCTAATCTGCCAAGTGAAATAACATTTCCATCTTGCGCTCTACCTAAAGCGTTTGTGACAGTTTCTAAATCTTTACCTGATGCCTTGCTAATATCTAAAGCAAGGGTTAATAATTTTTGGGCTTGTTCTGTGTCTTTTGTAGATACTGCCAATCTTTGTAATGCCGGTCTTAATTGATCATCAGCAACACCAGTTGCAAGGCTAGTTTGTAGGATCATGTCCTCAGTAGCCTTTATTTGGGCATCAGTAGCCCCTGTGGCAGCCTTTAAGGCATTGGCTAACCTAAGTTGTGCCTGTTCATCTTCTATCGCAGCCTTGACCCCATCAACGGCTAATTTGCCAGCATAGGCAACGGCAGCAGCTCCGGCAACAGCAAATGCAGCAGCAGCCTTCTTTCCAAATGCCGCAATTTTTTCACTATTGGTTTGAACTTTACCATCGGCTTCATCTAGCTTCTTTTTTAAGTCATCAATATCCGCAAGGATCTTGAGCGATAGGGTTCTGGTATCTCTTGCCATTATGCCCACTTATCCAATATGCGGTTGTATGCAGCTTCCCATTTATTAATCAATTCAGGCTGAATTCTGCGAAGGGTTGGATAAATGAACCATCCGCGAGATCCACGACCTTGCCTTCCAGAATATGTAGGGAACTGTTTGAATTTATTTGAACCAAACTCAACGCCACCCCATAGGGTTTGTGTAGAAGCACCACCTGAAAATTTTTGTCTTGCAAATCCGTATTTGAATTCGCCGATCTTGCTTGATTTTGATACTTGGACGCCATCCGCGACTCTCTGCGCAACCTTGCCTGACTTTGTTCGACCTCTAGCTGCTGTCTTAATTTCTTCAGAGGCATAAGTCGCCAAAGCAGCAGATTGAACTCTTGCTTCCTCTGTGGCTTGCGCATCCATGACTTTGAAAGCTTTAAGAATATCGCGTATATCGTTGCGACTGTAAGCAATTGTTTCATTTGCCATACCTCTGCTCCAATACTTCTATCGCTGTCAAAATGTCGTCCGAATCAACCCATTCACTCATTGGAATCTGTGTGGCTAGTGCCAACTCAACCAATAAACGATTTAGGCTTCCTGCTGGGTAACTTTTGGGTTTGCATCACCAACTATGACATCTGCGACTGTTTCCATCCAAGCCTCAAATGGTTTAACTGGGTTTCCGGCATTTTCTCGCTTATGTGCGTTATATGCTAAAAACATTAGATCCCACATGCCAAGTTTTTCTTTGGCTTGCCCGATCGTGTTGCCAGTTTGCTTTTCCCATTTTGCCCACTCAGGCGGTTGGGCTACATAAGTGGCTTGCTCGCCTGAGTTATATTCAATTGTAATTGGTAACTTCATTGTTTGCTCCCGTTGTTAGATCTTAACTAAATGTCTCTGTTACTGAACCCTGTGAAACTGTGAAAGTAAATGATACTTCTTGTGCATCAATTCCTGATCCACCAGCTGTTGGGAACTCTGGCTTTACTGGAAATACAAATTGTGCTCCAGTTGCAGCTGTGAGTGTTATTGAAATATCGGTATCAGGAGCAGTTTCGGCTGCTGTCCATAATGCCTCACATACTGAATTTGCTTTGCCCCAATCTGCCAACATGTCCAATTGGAAAGTTGCAGAAATGTTTGTTGTTTTATAAGCCTCGCCATCAAGTGTTTGATAAACCTGACGCTCATTGACTTTTGTTAATACTGCGTTGGTTGCTTGCGCTTCGATGTCTGTTCCACCTGTGAAAGACAACGAAATATCGCGACCAGTTATGACTACTGTTGCCATGATTATTTCTCCTTAGACTGTGCGTGTGTAGTAGGTAGATACTCGAACATCTGCGATAAGCAAAGTCGATGCTCCGACTGTTGTTACTGTTGGTCTTTCGACCGAACTGACAATGTATCCTGCTGGAATTACTGCCAGAACACTTATGATTAACTGCTCGATATTGTCGAGCGATGCAGGATTGCTATTATAAGCAACTGCTACTGTAATGGTCATATTGACCTTAGATCGAATGTTTGATTTATTAATTGTTTCAAATTCTAAATATGGTGAATCAGGCACAACTACGACTGCTGGCGGAATAACTGTTTCAGGCACAAATGAATAAACATTGCCTGCAACACCCGCTAAAGCAGTTGCTAAAGGTGTGCGAACTTGCTCAAGAATTGTTTGATTAGGCATTATTGACAAATACCTTCAACATCAACATAAGGTCCAAGAATTCCAATTACTCTTGAATAAAGTGATCGACCCATTCTGTATGGTGTAGCTGTAAAATCAACGCCCTCTATTTGACCACCGGCTGCAACTCTTGATTGGAATACCTCAACAGATATTGCAAATACAGCTGATCTAACCGATTGATTTCCAACATAAGTTGATGCACCTGTTAATGTGGCTGTTCCGCTAGGAATAACATTGGCTTCTAAAACATCCGCGTTTGTAATTGCTGCGCTAAAAGTAGTTGATGTCAAATTATCAGCTAATACTGTGCGAGTTCCGTTATATGGACTCAAGCATGCAGCAATAACTACCGATTGACCCTCGGTAAATTCGTGATCGCCAACTGTTGTAAATGTGGCGACATTATCTGTTAAAACTGTTTTTTGTATTGCGCTCTTAAATGTAACTAACATAGGCAGAATTGTGTTTTCTGCTGTGTCAATAATTCCGTCTAAATAAGTGTCGTTATACAAGGCAGATGACACACCAAGCACAGATCGCAACTCGGTGGCTGTAATAATACTTGGCATGTCATCTCCTTACTCCCATTAATGGATGCCTGAGATCGGGAGCAACCCCAGGCACTCAGTTAAGCTGATTAGTTCTTGTTGAAGTGAACTGATCCGTTAGCAACCTTAGTTGCAAGTGCTCCGTAGCCATAGTAAGCAACAGATACTTGACCAGTTGCAGTAATGTCTGAACGAAGTGATAAGCGTGGGCTC